ATTGAGAAGACAAAATACTTTTCTGAAATACATGGATTCAAAAAATCTAATTGTTTTTTCATAGACGAGGACCCACATGTATGTATGATTCTAATGTCAATGTGTGACAAACACATTTTAACAAATTCAACATTATCTTTTTGGGGTGCATACCTTGATAAGAAACAAGAAAACCCTTATACTTTTATTCATGAATCATTCTTTGAGAATCATCCCAAAGAAATGATTCCTTATAACGAATGGCAAATATCTAAATAAATTATGAAAACAATCAGAAATACAAAAACTGGAGAAATCAAACGAGTAGACGACAAAGATGCAAACAACATGGTTAGTGCTACTTGGCAAGGATGGGAGTACTGTCCTAAGTCCCTTTGGAAAACAGAGGTACGTGGTTCGGTGAAGGTGGAAAGTAAGAAAGTTGAAAACAAAACTTCTGAAAATCTATCTGATAAAAAAGTTCGTAAACAACGGAAGGAAACAAAAGCGCAAAAGTATGCCAACAAATGAGGAGAAGTTCTTAGCTAAATTGAGACAACCAGTACACATTTCATTTATTGCAAAATATTTGTTGAAGGTTGACGAAGAATCGGCGATTGAAGTAATCAACAAATATATTGAGCAAGGTCTTGTAGAAGAAAGTAAAAATGGAAAAGGATATTATGGACTCACAAATAGAAAAAATGGTTAATCACCCACAACATTATGGTGGTGAAAACAACCCTTATGAAGTCATTAAAGTAATCGAGGCTTTGGAAATGGATTTCCATATTGGAAACACATTTAAGTACATCGCAAGAGCAGGAAAAAAGGAAACCGACAAGGAACTCCAAGACCTAAAGAAAGCATTGTGGTATCTACAAAGGAAGATTGAACTCCTTGAAAGTAAATGATTACTTACTTACTTTGGGGTATGTTATTTACCTTTATGATTGATGCGATTTTAATTGACGTTCCCGAGGATGGTAAATTAACGTGGGGTGAAAGATTGGTTACTGTACTGATATGGCCTATAATGTTGTTATTTTTAATAATAGAGTTACTTAGAAAATGAAAACAATAGAAGAATTAAAAGGAAAGATTTGGAACTCAGATACGGTTGAGTTCATGAACAACATGGAGGAAGGTTCAGTGGACCTTATGGTAACCAGTCCACCATATGGTGTAGGTATTGATTACGACAGTTGGGATGACGATAAAGAGTTTACCGAATATATGAAGTTTACCAAAGAGTGGTTGACTGCGGCATATCGTGTCTTGAAGGATGACGGACGTGTGGCTATTAATATTCCCTACGAGATTAACAGACAGGCTAAGGGTGGTAGAATTTATTTCTCAGCCGAGGTTTGGGCTGTAATGAAAGAAATTGGTTTTGGATTTTATGGTATTATCGACTTAGAGGAAACATCACCACACAGAAGTAAGACTACAGCGTGGGGTAGTTGGATGAGTCCATCATCACCGTACATTTACAACCCTAAAGAGTGTGTGATTTTGGCATACAAAAAACATCACACTAAAAAAGTTAAGGGTACACCACAGTGGGACACTTGGGTAGAGATGGTAGATGACCCTAAAAACCCAGGTCAACAAAGGAAGAAACAAATGTATTCTGACGATGACAAAAAAGATTTCATCAACTTAGTTTACGGACAGTGGGGATATTTTGCTGATACAAAACAACAAACCAAAGCGACATTCTCAATGGACATCCCTTGGAAGGCGATTAAGATTCTTTCATATAAAGAAGATGTTATTATGGACCCCTTCAACGGTTCAGGTACAACTTGTTTAGCTGCTGAGATGTTGGGACGTTCTTGGATTGGTGTCGACATCAGTCCAAACTACTGTGAGGTTGCTCGTAAAAGAGTTAGGGAGTATCAACTACAACAAAATCAATTAGAAATTCAAATGGAAACCCCTATCAAATAGGGGTTTTTTCTTTATGTGATATTTATTAAACATGGGAAAACCTTTTGTACTTACAGAACAAGAAAGGATTAGGATTAAAAACCTCTATGAGGACAGTGCTGAGTCACAAACAAAAATCCCAACCATACCGAGAAATATCATTATTGGTGATTCTCAGACACCTTATGTTGATAATGCGACATCCAAAGCATCGAGAATATCAACGGCATCGGGAGTACAATCAATGTGGAAAGGTGGTATGGGAGTTAATTGGTTAAAAGATGCTGTCAATTCTTATCCGTATGTTAATGAAAATGTTGAGAATGTTGTCTTAGTTATTGGTACCAATGGAAATTTCGGAAGGGTATTTAATGACGATGTGACTGGACTATTCGCAGCTATTGGTGAGAAATTCCCTAACACAAGAATATTAGTAGTTCAAGGTTCATGGGGTTGGGGTGGACTTGCTAAGACTACAGAAGCACAGGTAAGGAATTACTATAAACAGTATAGAGATTTGGGTGGTATTTTAATTGAACCACCAATCGGAAATATTGAGCCACATGGAGACAATCCCGTTTATCAAAAAATAGGTTCGGCGATTGACTCTATGATTAGATAAACAAGATATTTATTATAAAATTTGATTATGAAACAATTCAGAATTAACGAACAAGAGAAGAGTAGAATCCTTGGATTACACATTGAGGCAACATCAAGACAATACTTGAAAGAAGATTTCAACAATGGTATGACTACTATTGAGAGATATAACTACAACATGGCTATTCAGTGTTTTTTGAATAAGAAAGGTGTTAAAGATGATGCGGGTCAGTCTTTGAAGATGGACGGTTCAATTGGTAACTACCCTAAATCAAAAAGTGCTCAGGCAATTTTGAAGTATCAGACTATGATTAAAGTATATCCTGCTGATGGTGTGTGGGGAGAACAAACTATGAGTGAGATGCCTGAAAACGACAAGAAAATATTCAAACAGTGTGTTTCTGACTACGGAGATTTATTTGATAAGATTTCACATTACTTTGGTTGGGACTAATGAAAAGATTAATAAAAGAGTCAGGTTTACGAAACATTAAAGCTTTGGCGAAAAGATATCCCAAAGCTAAAATCTATTTTCACCAAGATTTGGATGGTGTAACGACTGCCATCGCTATGAGAGAATATTTGGAAAACAACGGAATCAGATACAATGCCGGTGTTGGTTGACTTTGCACACGGTAAACCTATGTTCGTTGTCCATACCGACCACCACGATACACAAACAGGTGTTGAAAAAGATACTTCAACTTCATTCAGACCTTCACGTTCTAACGTTGCGACAATATCACAGGTGATGTCACCTAAAGATATATTCACACAGGATGACATTACATTAATATCTACAGTGGATTCCGCTGACTTTGCTAAGTACGGTTTGAAACCTGAAGATATTATGAACTTTATCTTCAAGTTAGATAAAGATAAAGATTTACAAAAGAACAAGTTCGCTTTGGGGTTGGCGGCAAACAAACTATTATTAGCTTATAAGAACAAACCAGGATTCTTAGAAAGTTTGGTAATGAATTCATCACCATCGCTTTTGAATATCCTACAAAACACACAGAAAATTGCGTCTGAAAAAGGTTATGCCACTCCTCAAATGATGAAGGGTAACCAAGAGATGTATATCAAAGCACAAGAACAAAACCCGAATGTTAGATTTGAAGATGGAATCATCGTTCAGTATGGTGGTGGAAATATGATGAAGCCAGGTTCATATGATAGATACGTTCCATTTAAAACATATCCTGATGCTGACTTTTTAGTTATTGCGTGGCCTATGGGATTGGTACAAGCGTCTTGTAACCCGTTCAATGAAGACAGACAACTAAGAGGTGTTAACTTGGGTGAGATTGCTGATGAAGTTATGTTAAAGTGGAAACCACAATTAGAAGAAAAGATTATTCCGTTATCAACAATTAAGTGGGTATCTGAAACATCGGCTAAGGAAGGTTCAGTTGGTTTCACGGATGCTGACTTGGAAGCTTTTTACGGGGACAAAGTTCGTTCATTAGAAAATGGTGAACAATACTTATCATCGATTAAGAAAATCATGTCAAAACCATCCAAAGAGTTGACAAACGAAGAGTGGTCAGTATTGGATAAATTTGGTGTACCTGCTTGGGATATGATTGAGGCTAACTCAGGTGGTCACAAGTGTATTACGAATATCTCGGCACTTAATTACTTCGGTAGAGCTAGTAGACCGACAACTGATAAGTATAGATACAATCAGGAGGCAGATGATGCACCGTATGTTAAGTTTGTTAAAATGATTCAAAAAGAGTTTGTGAATAAACTCAAAGAAAAAATAAAATCAGATTCAGAGTAAAGAAAAGGAGACAGTGTCTCCTTTTTTTATGCTCAGTTTTTCACAAGTACCACCAGCAACTTCTAAGACCTTATCTCCATAACCTGTGTAACTTTTACAGTCTAACTCATCACATGGTTCACAGTCGTTATGTATTGTTGTGATAATATCACCGTCAATCATAATAATATCCAACGGTATTAAACAATCTTTCATCCAAAAACTTTGTTCACCCTTGTTTGGTAGTAAAAAGTACAGTCCGTTATATTCTTCATTGAAATTTTTACCCATCATACCATTTTGAATTTGGTGGGGGGTAATGGCTAATTTAACTTTGAAAGTATTATCGTTGATTGAAAGATTCATATAGATAAATAGTT